CCACCGTGCGCGGAGTGATTGTAGCCGTCTTCTATGGTCCAGCGCCTATCTTTTTCACAATGACCTTTCAGCCATTGAACGTCAGAAGAATCATCGTCAAATTGAAGGTCTGCTCAATGACGGAATCCAACAAGCGATCCGTAGTTTGCTCCCTGTAAAGAACATTTTGAAGGACTATTTGGCTGAGGACAAAGAGGACAGGGAAGAGGAAGAAGAAGAGGAGAAGGAGGAGAAGGAGGAGAAGGAGGAGAAGGAGGAAAAGGAAAAGGAGGAACCACAAGAAGCTGAGGCAACAATTGAAAAGGAGGAAACTATTCCTGAGTTAGTTCCTTTGGACACACACGCAGCCCCTGTAGAACAAGTACCTGAACCTGTTCCTGTGCCAGTTGTAGTCCCTGTAACTGAACCTACAGTCGCCCCTGTTTCTGAGCCAGTTCCTACACCTGAGCCAGTTCCTGTACCTGTGCAAGAATCCGCTCACCCCCCAACCTTTGTGGTTGATACAGAGCCGTCTGTACGATTCACAAACATTGATCAGGTGATTCAAGAGACAAACGGAGGAACCTCTATCAACTATGTTCCCTCTGTAAATCACGAGGAAGAACTTGCCTTCCTTGATGATGCCTCTGACGGTGCCCTGTCAGATGTGGAGGATTTGACCGACTATCCCGATGAGCCTCTTGGGGCAGGGGACTTTGAAAAGTTGTAAGTGCGTTCAAGAAATAACATCCTGTTCAATTCATTCATCAGAACTATGGACCTAGATCTGACGAGTGGTAAGTTATGGCTCACCGTTATACTTGGTGCTGTGGTATTGGGTGCAGTAAGCACAGGGTTTCACAAGGCCAATGCAGAGGATAGTGGTGAAGAGCTAAATGTCAAGGGAATTGTGCGTGATGGCATTCTAGGTGGCATTTTTGTCGCAATGGCGTGGACTCTTATCCCCGAGTCTATGACGACTCTTTCAGATAAGGTGACGAGTAGTGTCGCTGCGGTTGCTACGACAGCAACGAGTTCAGTATCAAAAGCATCAGAATTTGAACTTCAGATTGGTCCGCCTCGTTTTTAATAAAATTGGTTCAAGAATACGTATTAAATATGTACAAGATGTTCATATTTCTTCGTAAGCTTTTCAGTATTCAATCTCCTAATGTTATTCTTGGCCGATGGGGAAATCATTGGGAAAAACGGCTAAAATATCAAGTATATTATGACTAAATTAATTCTTAGAGTCTTGTTCTACAAGTCAATAAGAAGTTTATAGGGGAACATAACTTGCCGTTAATCCAGGAGGAACAGACTCCTTAACAATAAATGGCTGGAAAAGTGCTACCTTGAGTTGTTCTTTTGGCACTGCCTTGTGAATCGTGTGGGCAATCACAATATACAAATCAAATCCAGGATATTTTTCATCTCCTGAACGAGTCTCCAAAATATTTTGTCCCTTGTCATCCACCAGCCACAACCACAATAAATCAAACAGCGGTTGGTCAGTTGTATTGACTACCCACGACCCCTCTTTGGACAGAGATGTTCCATTCAAGCGACCAGGAGGATTGATGGGATAGAGTCCGCGCAAGAGACTACAGGATAGACGACACAGGTCAAAACTATTGTTTGGCATCACCTTTGGCTCATCAGGGTCTTCAATCGGACCAAAATTGTATTGTCCACACGCATCGTGGCCGTCCTCGTAATCGCTGCTAATAATCCAAAAACTGTTCATATTTAGCACCGCGCGACCGTAATCGATAATCGTAAAGAGTTTTCCATATGTCGGCACCTTCCACACACGTCCTGAGGAGTCCTTATACCACAGAAACTCCTTGTCTGTAGGAACCCAGAGAACGTTATTCGTGTGAAGGTCATTGTGTGTCAGACGCAAAACACTCTGTAGCTGAATCAGTGCGAAAATCACCTGGAGGAGCCACGCAGACCATTTTTGCGCACGTAACTCTGAAGTAATTGGTGCATAGTCCTTATTTTCCAGCAATTCATCCATCGTTCCCACACATGCGCGCATAAACATCACAACGACTGGCATATCCGTAAATTCAGCATATACGCTGTATTCTTCCATAAAACTGGATTCTGATTCAGCAGTGCTAGGTGTGTTTGCTTTGCGACGACCAAGTTGAATTGGAGCTGCGCTGGAATCATCTGGCAAAAACGCTTCCTCCAATTCTATCGCAGCGTAAGGAGTTGGTAGACCTTCCTGTGGCAACTCTTCCGCTGAAAGATCAGACAGGTCTGATTCCTCAGATTCCTCAGATCCATCGGACTCAGAATCCGAATCCGAATCCGAATCGTCATGTAAAAATTCTTCATCAGGTTTTAGCATTTCTTTGCATTCCTCCAACGTTAGCCGACGTCCCGTAGCTTTTTCCGTAACAGCTAGAGAGAATTCATTTGCCTCTAGCGCTGACCAGAACCAGCGAGTGAATCGCACATCCTCCAAATCATCCTCTAAATTGTAACGAAAGGTCTTTGCAACTGCGCGAAATGTTCCATAAAACTCGCAAAAATGTGGTGACTGGACAGTCTTGGCAAGCTTGTCCACTAGACAACTAGACATACAATCAACGTAGGCTTGATTTTGCGGATCCAACACACCATTTCCCTGAAACTGCCAAAAAAACGGCTTATTCGGTCTTTCCTTATATTTCATCCAGCGATATGGGTCTAGCAAAGGAATCCGTTTTTGATAGGCGGGAACCTTATGTTCCACAAGACCTTGACGATAGTTTAACGTTCCACGAAAGGGATTTGTACCATCAGCAATCCACCCTGTGAGAGTCAGCGGAACGTCTAGAGCGACCGACTTTCCACGAAGTTTTGTGGGAATTACTTGAGGAAATAAGCTCGTCACATCCTCACAGTGATGAAGATCTTCAAACTGCTGAAAAAAAGGGAGCATACTTTGTCCTGACTCACGAACATCCAATCCAACTTTGACGGATGATGTAGCAGGTTTAGCGTCGTGTGAAGCACCAGCCTTTCCACGACCTTTCGGCATAGAGTTTCTCTCCGGGTAATTGGCTTTAAAATAAGTCAGGATACGCACATCGGTGCGTAATTTTCCTTGAAATCTTACGCATGAATCAACGATAGACAATGTCAGCGCCTACAGGTGTAAATGCCCTTGCCGCTCAGAGTGTGCGTCTCCGTAAATTCGACATGAAAATGATTCCTCAAGACGCTGTATGTGTCTTTATTGGTCGCCGTCGTACAGGTAAATCTACACTCGTCAAAGACCTGCTGTTCCATCACCAAAATATTCCTATGGGTACTGTAATTTCAGGAACAGAAGAATCCAATAGCTTCTATGGCAAAATTGTCCCCCCGATTTTCATTCACGGTGAATACAATGCTGCCATTTTAGCCAATTTCGTCAAGCGCCAAAAGATGATTACAAGCAAAATTCAGCAAGATGAAAATGCTCGTGCTGCGGGTCAAATGGTTCCCAAGTCAAAGCTAGATCCTCGCGCCTTTATGATTCTGGATGACTGTCTCTATGACGATTCCTGGATTCACGATAAAAATATCCGCTACTTGTTCTTAAACGGGCGACACCAAAAGGTATTCTTTTTGATTACTATGCAGTATCCTCTTGGTATTCCTCCAGTGCTCCGTACAAATGTAGACTATGTGTTCATTCTTCGTGAGCCATATATGAGCAATCGTCGTCGTATCTTTGACAATTTTGGCTCTGCCTTTCCCTCCTTTGAGTTCTTCTGCCAGATTATGGACCAGTGCACAGAGAACTTTGAGTGTCTCGTGATTAACAACAACACACGGTCCAATCGTCTTGAAGATGCTATTTTCTGGTACAAGGCTCAGATTCAAGGTGATTTCCGTATTGGAGCGCCCGAGTTCTGGAAGCATAATGCCAACCACTATCGCACACCTGAGGAAGAGGATGTCAATACCTATGACCCTGCCTCTGGCAATCGGTTGCGTGGACCTCCCATTATTGTGCGTAAGGATTACTAGTGCCCATAACAGAATGGTGAGCTTCTGGGTAGCACTGGGACTATTTGTACTTGCGTTATATCTATCGTTCTTACTTAAGCCAAAAGAGGGATTTATTGGCTCTCCCGATGCAATGCGCTGTGGTGTTGATCAACCGCCTTGTCCTTTTGGACTTGTGTGCGCCAATGGGTATTGTTTGAATACAACTCCGCCAAAGGTTCCTGAATCAACTGGACTCCCGGTTCTTCCGTAATTCTAAAACATAGAGTAGAACTATGGCTCGTCAAGTTGGATTAAGCCTTATTGGCCTCTTTGTGGTGTTTTTCGCTGTGCTGTTGGTCCTGCCGTATGTCAAGAAGGTCTTCCCTGACGTCAGTGGATTTGAGGATATGACCTGTGAACCTGGCCTCAAGCCTTGCCCTGAGGGATTCTTTTGCGAGCAGCGCACCTGCGTTCCGATTATGCCCCGCTACAACGTCAACGACGTTAAACCCGCTGGGGAATAAGTAGTCTAGTGCTTAACTAAACATTATGTGTAGTTCTTGTAGAAATACACATATGCCCTTTTTAAAGAACCTCTTGACACGCCGTAGACGTCCTCTTCGCGGTCCCGCTGTAGGCAATGAAGTTGCTGCCGAAGCTGAGTTTGTTGAGGTGAACCCTAGAGCATTGAATCTGTTGCGGAAGAACACAGTTTCTGTACTGCGTAAGAAGGTAAAGAACTTGGTATCCAAGTATAATACACTAAAGAATACTCATAACGCAAATCTCGGAAGGCTCATTAATTTGGGCATTGAGCGTGACCAACTTAAGGCATCTATGAATCTTGTCGGCGAAGAACAAGGAATCAAATTCAATGAGGAAGTTTCTCAATTGAATCGCTTAAACTTTGAAGGTCTACACGGTCGCAATCGTGCGTCAACATCTGCCTCAGACCCTCGTCCACCTTCTCCTGCTCCAGCTGAGCGTCGTAGAAAGCGTAAGACTCGTCGTAGCAGGGATTAGATTCAATCCTTTTTCGCCTCACGCTCCAGCTCACGCTCTACCTTGCGCTGGAGAGCTAGGTCAGCAGGACCATCAAAGAGGCTGCTGTGTTGCCCTGCAGGGCTAGACACCACCTCATTCTTCTCCTCAGAGGGACCAACGATGTTCATAATCTCCTTCTCGGAACGAGCACCACCCTTTGAGTTACGAGCAGCCTTTGCAGCAGGATTCTTGGCGTAGAACTCCTCACGTTGTTCCTCGTTCTGCTTATAGGCCTTCATCAGGTCATTCAGCTGATCCTCAGCATACTCCTGCTCGGCAACCTCATGCGGACTGGGGTCCCACGCCAACCACTTGCCCACCTCAGCAACATAGATGTTGTGGATAGGGTCCTGGCGCTGCAGCTTCTTGGCACGTGCCGTTGCCTCCTCCTGTGAGCCATAACTGCCACGAATCTTCAGACCACGCACCGTCGTCTGGAAATCATTCTTGGCGTGGAACTCATCCTCCAGACGCTTGGAGTTGCTGTACATGTAATCATCAAAAGACTCCTTGATTGTCGTAGCAGTGATCTCCTTTGCGTTCTCCTTGAGGAAACCCTGATAGGCCTCCAGAACTCCATCAATGCGGATACGGCTTGCACGGCAGATATCGGCTGCGCCACTGAGGTCAGATGTCATTAGACGATCAGCCTCCGCATCCAGCTTTGCGTTAAAGTCCATAACTTGCTTAGCAAGGAACTTTTCCAGATTCTTTGTCTTCCACTGAATCTCATAATTCTTCAGAAACTGCTCAAAAAAGAAGACATCCTTCCGAGCCAGAACCTTCTCCGGACTTAGAAAGCTCAGTAGAACAAAGCGCTGTCCCG